GGGCGGAGCGAATGATCCAGGCGGCTTGCGAGCAGGACTACTTGGCTATCTCTGGCCCCAAGTCCAGCGGCAAGACGGCGACCTTTGCTATGTGGGGGTTGGTGAATTGGCTTTGTGCGCCTCACGAGACCCTTGTCCTGGTTACCAGCACATCTATCCGGGAAGCCCGCAAACGCCTTTGGGGAGGCATCCGTGAGCGATTTTTGCAGGTTCCAGGCTTTCCCGGGAAATTGATAGACTCCATGGGTAAGATCATTTTGACGGAGGGGGAGTCCAGCGATAGGTCATCCATAACCCTGGTGCCGTCCAGCCCTGACAAAGAGAAGGAGGCCACGGCCAAACTTATCGGTCTTAAGAACCAGCGGGTGTTCCTTATCATCGACGAGGCCACCGACGTGACCAACTCGGTCTTCGAAGCCATCTCCAATCTAAACGCTAACCCTACGTTCCAGTGCATCGCCCTGGGTAACTTTTCCAGTCAGTACGACCCCTTTGGTATGTTCGCCACCCCTGTCGGCGGGTGGAACTCGGTCACGGTAGATCAGGAGGAGTGGAAGACGAAGCTGGGTTTATGCCTTCACTTGGACGGAGCCAAGACACCTAACCTTGATCATGACGACGCTTGGCCGTTCTTGCTCACAACAAAACAGCTACGGCACGCCGAAGACCACGACGGCGAGCACAGTATCTCTTTCTGGCGATTTATCCGTTCCTTCCCAGCTCCAGGCGGAGCCGAAGAGTCTATTTACTCGGAAGCAGACTTCCGCAAGTTTGAGGTCGATAAAGCCCCCAAGTGGATTGAGCCACCCAAGGTAGTTGCTGGACTCGATCCTTCGTTTACCAACGGCGGAGACAGAACGGTGCTGTATTTCTTGGAGTACGGACGGACTGAGGAAGCTGGGCCTACTGTGAACTTTAAAGATTTCACTATCATCAGAGAAAACGTAAACGACTCACAACCCAGAAACTTTCAAGTGGCTCGGCAGGTTATGGCCGAATGTCAAAAGCAAGGGGTTCCACCGGAATATCTGGCGGTCGACGCCACCGGTGCGGGAGATCCGCTTTGCGATATTATCTCCGAGACGTGGTCCCCAAGAATCTTGCGGGTGAAGTTCGGAGAAAAGCCCAGCACTCTGCCGATCAGCTCAAGCTCGATGGTGGAGGCCAAGGACAAATACGGGAACAAAGTCACCGAGCTTTGGTTCGGTGGCGTTGAGTTTATGCGGTCAGGCCAGTTGAAGGGTGTGATTCCTGAGCTGGCCAGAGAACTAACCAGCAGGAAATACACGACTATGGCCGGGGGTAAGCTGGTCGTAGAGTCCAAGCGAGATTACAAGTCGCGGGTAGGGAAGAGTCCCGATTTGGCGGACGCAGCCTTTGTAGGGTTGGAGTGTATTCGTGTTCGAGTCGGAGCAATGGCCGGTGGGACCGTCATGGCTAGGAAGAGTGGGGGCTGGCAGGAGCAGGCTCGCCGGCTGGATCGCGTGATCGACACCAACAAAGACCCTGTGTTAAATTATTGACTTTTAACTGACAGTAGACAGAATAGTCGTTCACGTGGACATCTTACTCGAGAATATCAGCGAAACAGGAGCCCCGCCAAAGGCACGTCTTAAAGACGCCAAGTCGGCTCACAGTATTTATACTACGCTGAGAGAGTCGGATGCGCACGCTGACCAGGACCGTAGTAAGGTCCAAGCGATGTTCGATGGAGATCCACCCTACAATCCGAACACGCTTCGCAGTATGGGGCAGGCATATCGAGCCAACCTAAACTTTGGTGAAGCTGCAGCCGATCTTGAGAACGCACTTGCCGCTTACACTGATTTGGTGAACGGCGTAGAGAAGCTAGTCGAAGTTAAGACTACGTTCGGCGACGAAAGCGAACGGCAGAACTGGGCAGGAGCAATCTCTGAGGAGTTCCACAAGACCCTGGTTGAGTGGGATCAATTCCATTTTAATTTCCAACTGCTGGCTCATCACTTTATTTCCCAGGGGCTCGGCGTTACCTTTTTTGAGAACGATAAAGACTGGCGCTGGCGTGTTTGCGGGATTGGCGATTTTCTTATTCCCCGAGGCACACAGGCCACCGAAGACCGTATTGAGTTTGCCGTAGCCCGCCGGGTCTACCTGGCTCACGAACTTTATAATTTCATCAAGAACCCCAAGGCCGCCAAAGAAGCTGGCTGGAATGTGGAGGAAGTTCGCAAGGCTCTAGCTGCACTTCACAAAAATAATCGCCCCGGCGACCAGAGCTGGGAAGAACTGGAGCGGGAGTTTAAAAACAACGACCTATATCACTCCTACGCTCGCGCCGGCGAGATTCGAGTGAATCACTATTACGTACGTGAATACGACGGCACTGTCAGCCACTACATTGGGTTGCGTGACGGATCTAATACTGACTTCTTGTACAAGAAGGAGAGTCGATTCAAAAAAGCCTCAGAAGCTTTCAACATATTTACCTTTGGCGTTGGGAACGGCACCTACCATTCAATCCGCGGCTTGGGTTACAAAATCTTCCCTCACATCCAGGTAAGCAATCGTCTCCGTTGCGCGATGGTAGACGGCTCGATGATGTCGACCAGCTTGGTTCTCCAACCCAAAACCGCAGAGGACGTGAGTCGTCTGTCTCTCGCCTTTGCAGGACCTATTTCATTCCTTCCTCCGAACCTTGAGGTCGTATCGACTCAGTTCCCTAACTACAACAACAGCGTAATGCCGGTTGTTCAGGAACTTTCCATGACCCGCCAAGCGAACACGGGGAGCTACCGATCCCACCAGCAGGTGCAGGGAAGCAAGGAAAGAACAGCGACCGAGGTTCAAGCTCAGCTGGCGAACGAATCTGTTCTTACTACCGCTAGCATCAATTTGTTTTATGTAACTTGGGGCAAGCTCCTTAAAGAAAGCTTCAAGCGTTTACAAAAAGATACCTGGCAGCCTGGCGACGCTGGCTACGAAGGTTATGCAAAGTTCCGCTCTAGGCTCGAACAGCGTGGCGTGCCCTGGAAAGCAGTTCTTGATGTTCACGATGTCATCCCAGTCCGTGCCGTTGGTTACGGATCTAGCGGCGCTCGTATCTTGGCCTTCAACGAATTTATCCAACTCCTTCCTCGGTTCGACGAAGTGGGTCAGCAGAATCTTATCCGTGATCGTGTTGCCGCTCGTGTCGGCTACGACCAGGTCGATCGGTATCTCCCAGCCGGGAAACTTAAAGAACGCCTACCGACCGACGCCAAGATTGCCGAGCTCGAAAACGCCCAGTTTCAAGACGGACGTCCTATTTCTGTTATGCCTACCGAGAATCACTCGGTTCATATTCGTGTTCACTTGGCCGACGCCCGCGGGATGCTCGACGCTACCGCTCAAGGCATCGCCAAGCCCGACATGGCTTTGGCTTATCTTTCACTGAACTACCAGCACTCAATACAGCACCTCCAGCAGATCGCCGGAGATCCGACCCGCAAGATTGAGATTGGGCAGTACAACGAAATGCTGAACTTGATGCGTGAAGCTATTGTGGCTTTGGAAAACAACATGCGGGCCGAGCAAGAGAACATGCGCAAACAACAAGAAGCAATGGCCAGGCGTGGTGGAGGGCAGGGCGGTATCGACCCCAACACGGCCGCGAAACTTCAAGACCACCAAATTAACATGCAGATGCGAGTTGAAGAAGCGAAGGTTGATCAGCAAATCAAGCTGGCGGATCACCAACAGAAGATGGCTTTGCGTGATGCTGAAATCGCCAGCAAGATCAGAAACTCGTAATATTTTGTGCTTGCCATAATGGCACAAGTCTGTCAATAAGATATATATGATGACTATCGACGAATGGCGTAAAAGGGAAGACCTTCAACTAGAATTAAGAGAACTGCTCAAGCACCCCGCATTATCAAAAGCTTTCGAAGTGCTTGTGGATTTTGCTTTGCCTAAAGCTATGCCGGTTCCGCAGGGCGCGGACATTGCCTTGTGGGGCGCTCTTCAAAACGCACGGCGCGAAGGATTTTATGACTGTCTCAGAAACTTTGGGGCTTTGACCAATTTGGCGGAGCAGCCGGCAGTGTTGCCGGAACCCTGGACTGAAAACAAAGGAAAAAATAACTAATGAGCACACCCGCTCCTGAGCTTGGATTATTGGATGCATTAAACGTCGCGTTGGATACTCCCGCGGCTCCTCAAGCAGAGGCTCCAACAACTCCCGAACCTAAAACTGTCGCAGCTCCTGAAGCTGTTAAAGCTGAGCCAGCAAAAACAGAGGCGAAGGCTGAGGCAACTCCTTCCAAGGTTTTAGAGAACAAGCTCGATATTCCGGATGACGTGCTCGAGGCGATTGGAAAAGAGCCCGAGGCTGCAAAGGAAGAAGCTACTCCTGAACTTCCAAAAGAGGCCACCAAGTCTGCTCAAACAGCTTTTGCAAAAGTTACGACCGAACTCCGTGACACCAAAGCCAAGTTGGCCGCACTCGAGTCCAAAATTAACAAGGAGACGACCAAGGTTGAGGACTCCGGGGAGGAGACTTCTCCTCAGCTTGATATTCTTCGCAAAGAACTCGAGACTCTCAAAGCCGAGCGCGATGAGTACGAGAGTGAGCTTTCCGTAGCCCGCGTACAGGCCACCAAGCAGTACAAGGTTGCGATTGATGCGCCTATTCGTGAGGCCACCAACACCATTCAAGAGATGGCCAAGATGTACGAGATGGATGCTGACGCCGTCGTTCGGGCCGCAGCAATTAATGATCCCGCGCAACGCAGAGCCGCGGTCAAAGAAATGCTTACAGGTCTCGACCCAATCGATGCAGTTGATGTGCGTCGTCGGGTTGATGAACTCAATTCTTTGTACAACAAACGAGATCTAATTCTAACCAACGCCGAAAAAGCAATGGATGAGATTAGTAAGCGTGAAGCCGCTCAGCAGGTCGAGTTGGCTCGTCAGCAGGAGCTCGCTCAAAAGAAAGCTCAAGAAGAAACCACAACGACTTATAGCGAGATGTGGAACCGCTTCACACAGGAAGTGCCGATTCTCAAAAAGACTGGCAACGCCGAGTGGGACGCCCGCGTCGATGGACTTCGTGAACAAGCCATGCTTGTAGAGCAGTCTGACTTGGATACCGAAACCCGGGCAGCCTTGACCTACCAAGCGGTAGCAATGCCTCTTATGGTTCAGTTGTTCCAGGGTTACGTTAAAAAGAGCCAGGGCGAGATTGCTGGCTTGAAGAAGGCTTTAGGTGAGTATCGTGCCGCCACGCCTGGAGCTGGCGGTGGCGATGCCAAGACTGGTTCTCCTGAAATCGCTTCCGACGTTAGCTTTTTGGACGCACTCGAAAAAGGTCTGAGGTAAGTAACTCATGCCCGCTTTCTACCCGGAAGGCGACGAGCCGAAACTAGCCGACCCTTCGGGGAGGTCTCTTCATAAGATTAATAATCTTTTAAAGAGTATCGATGCTAAAACTGGCTCTACCACCATTACTGGTCCGGTTACGGTCAGCAATGAGGTTGAAGTCACCAACAGCACAGGGAACCCGATTCCGGTAAGCGGAACCGTGGGATTGGATGCCACAAGTTTGGCAGCCCTAGAGAACATCAGCGTCACCTTCCCAGCGACTCAGAATGTAAATGTCACCAATGCTGGGTTGAATGTTTCGGTAACGAATCTACCAGCGACACAACCTGTTAGTGGAACATTCTGGCCAACCACACAACCAGTGTCTGGATCTGTTTCAGTTTCAAACTTTCCAGCAACACAACCCGTCTCTTTAGCCTCAGTTCCTTCGCACCCAGTTACTGGGACATTCTGGCAAGCAACTCAACCTGTCTCCATAGCCAATCCTCCCGTTACACCCGTAACGGACAACAACGGGTCGCTAACGGTAGACGGAACAGTTACATCAAGACTTGCTGACGGCGCTGGAAATAGTCTGACATCAGTTGCTCGAGGATCAGAGAGAGCCCTCTCTGTTCAAATTGTCGACGCTTCGGGGGCACAAGTAACTACTTTTGGAGGAGGGGGAGGAGGTGGTGGAACCGTAACGGCGACACAAACAACTCCTTCGGCCCTAAAAGCTCAAGCCCAGATCTTAGACGCAACAGGTTCGCAGATGTCTTTTGTAAACGCTGGGATTGCTGGCACCCCATCCGTCGATGTTTTGACTGTTCAAGGTTCTACAAGCGGTACTCCGATCCCAGTTCGAGTTGCCGCATATTCAGGAGGTAGTTCTGTTAGCTTTTCTAGTTTTACAAGTACAACATCCTCAGCATTTGCAGGAGTCGACTCTAGTAGAAAAGTCTTAACAATCTTTAACGAGGGGAACGGCACTTTATATATAAAGCCTGCAGCTTATAGCGGAGATTCCGTTTCTACTACAGATTATCAAATACGCATGTCCCCAGGTGATTATTGGGAAGTACCTGCTTCGCAACTAGGACTTCAACATCTTGGGGTCTTTGCAAGCGTCGGAACCGCCAGAATAACGAGCATAAGTTAAGATGCCTCTCAGAACGGCAATTCCGCTTTTAAAAAGCAATAGAATGTTCCGTTCAAACGGTAGTTTAGTGTCTACACGTTTTGTTGCTGTTCCGGCGACCGGGGCAAACAATATAAGAAAACTATTATTACCTACAAACAACACTCTTGATGGTGTATTTGACTATACACAACTTACAGCAGGTAATGCTGCTGGTAGCGCCGACCAAGTGCGAGTTTGGAATCACACGACTGGAGTATTCGAAAGCTATTTTTATCGGACGGGTGTCGGTTGGCGCCTTTCGTCAAATCGGACAGGACCTGACCAAGCTAACGTGGTTTTTCCAAATAATACAGAGTTTGTTTTTACATTTGTTATTGCTAAAACCATCACTTTAAAGGGGCAAGCTAAAGTTGTTGCCCACCAAACAAGTAGGTTTATTTAACTAAAAAGTAAGTATGCCCACCTTCGTTCAACCGTCAGCCGCGCTTGGTTTCGCCATTCCAAACTCAGGCAGCTTTGTTATTAGTCCCGACACAACAGCTATTGAGATCAGTGGAATCAGCAACGCCGCTAATAACTTTGACACTACTAGCACACCTCTAAAATTAATTAAGGACACATACTATAATTTGTATACGCGTAGCGAAAATAACCACCTATACGGGTTATTCCTTTACGAGGAAGATACGCCAGGCAGCGGTAACGATGGCGGCGGTAGGCACTGGACACTGTGGAAACATCATCCTTCAACTGGAGTTGTTCGGTTGGCAATTAGTGCTCACCTCGGGACTTCTTGGGAAAATCCAAATGCGAGGGCTAGCATTCCTACTACGGGCTGGACTTTGCTGAATGGCACAGTTGGAACATTGCTACTTAAACAAATTAACATTTGTCTTTCTTCGCTTCCAAGCCCAACTGCAGGCGGGGTTTTGCCTTCTTCGATCTCAGATCTGAAAATATGGCTTAAATCTGATGCTGGGGTAACAACATTTAGTCAGAGTGGAAATACCTATCTCACTTCTTGGGCTGACCAATCTGGATCTGGTCAACTTATGCAACCCAGTAATTTATACCTAGGTGATGGCCTTATTCAGGTATACCCTAACCGGGTAAACGGTAAGCCCGCGATCGCAGTTAATAGTTTTCGAACACTTTTAATACTAGAACCGATAACTAATCTTGTGCTTGGCCCAAACACTACCACCCTTTGCGTGCATAAGAACATAAGCAACGGCGGTACTGTGTATTCAATGGGACATCGCCAAATCAATGGGAGTACAGTATATCGATATCAAAAGATTGGCCTTAGTCCACAATTCGCTAATCACGAGGCCATCTTTTTTGACTCAGACAGATACGCAGGTGACTATATTGCTACGTATCCCACCGGCATGTATTATGAGCAGCAGTTAGATCAATTCAGACTTTTAACCAAGATAACGCGAGTCGCTCCTTTAAGCACCCATCAAGTTATTAGAAACGGTAAAAGTGAATCTATTTTCCCGTCCACTTCTACAGTCAGCAACACTTCTGCTTATCTTGCTTTCGGGTCAAGACCGTACTATTCCGAATGGGATGTTACTGGTGAGTACGGGACTATTCCCGTGCGCTCAGAAATAGCTGAGTTTATCCATTTCAATCGTGCGCTAACAGATCAAGAACTCGCAAACGTAACCGAGGGTCTGAGAATAAAATACGCACTCTATTAAATGAATACTCTATCCTTCATAATCACCACGCACAAAGACCTGCCAAAACTTGAGCGTTTGGCGACTAGCCTTCGGACTCATTACCCAACCGAAATAGTCTCTGTTTTGTCGGACGGAGACGATGATCCTAAAATCAAGGAACTATGCGAAAAGCATAACTTCCAATACTTCCTTTACCCAAACTCTTACAAACTAGAGCACGGCTTTAGGTTTTGGAGGAATGTCTTTGAAGTCTTCGCCAAGAACCCAACTGACTATTTTATTAAGTTAGACACGGATGTTGAGGTAAAGGGGCGACTCCCAGAAGATCTAACGCCCTACCGCTTTACTATGTTTGGGTCGCTTGTAAGAACTAGGGGAAATATCAAATTTGTGCAGAATGGCATTCGAGGTTTCTCCAAGGAGATCTTGGGGGTTATTCAGTCCTCATCTTACTACCAAAACGACCAATACTTTTCGGACGCTTTTAAAGTTAAAAGGATCTTTAACGCAACTCAACGTCTTGAGCGAGGCTTAATATCAACAGAGTTTCTCATGTACGAGATGTCTCAGCTAGAAAACCTACCGATAATGAGCCACCCAGATATTCTGTCGTATTGGCTCTGCCCAAGAACAAACGGTTACTACAATGAAAAGGGCGACCTCTTAACCCAAGAACAGTTCTCCGAACGAGCTAAGGATGCTAAATTCGTGCATCCGTCCGTGTAAAATATATGGCCGTCCTATTATTCGTTAAACCCCCCGCACCTACTGGGATTGCGTCATCTACAGAGCATTTATTACTTACTTTCCCTTCGAACGCGGGTAAAAGCGGGGTTTACTATAGGAGCGTCGGCCAAGAAAACTTTGGTTGGAATAACCCTCTTTATAGTAGCTATTATGAGTTGGTTCCTCCTGGTTATAATTACGGCACTACAGAGACATGGGGATTCTGGGACGGGGATCAAGGTAACCCTGATACACCATTCAACCCAAGTACAAACCCAAATTTCATACCCACTAGTGGTTGGTCGGAAGCCCTAACAATCACACCTATAACTTTTATATACACCGCCACCACGAACTTGATTACGGCAGGAGCCCAAAACAATTACCCACAAGGAGCCGAGTTTCCAAAGCAAGGGAACAATTACTTTGGAGATTATAGCGACGATAAAATAGTGTGGAATGGCGCGTATTGGGAGATTAGGGGGGACAATAACTCCCTCCAATATATACTTAACTCGCCTTACCAAACAATAGATCGAATTCCAGCGATAGGTTCTTGGTATTCGCCAGCTTTCTATACGTTTTATATATTTTATTTTGTGGGCACATAACACCTTACTTTCACCTTAGGTATTGACAGACCGTAGTCAGTAGCGCATACTCTAAGTTGCCTTAAAGATCCTATAAAAACGGAAGTGGGTTTTGGAGGCACGACCTATAAAAATGGAAGTGGTCAAGCGGGCAATAAAAGTCTCGGGATGCCGCCGGGAGATCCAACTTTGAAAACTACGGGAAACCGTGTTGGTTTCTCCTCTTGTTTTTAAAACTCTTATTTCTCTGAAAGGAGAATACCTAATATGTCTACTGTGTATGATAATATTCAGCAGCTCCTGGTTAAGGAAGCTGGACGAATTGGGCCCGAGATCTACCGCAAAACGGTCGATAACAACGTTTGGCTCAAATTGATTAAACAAGATACTTTCCCCGAAGAGATGGGCGATCGCGTCAGCGTGCTGACCTACGAGCGCTCTATTCCGCAGGCGGCCCGTAACGGACGGCAGAATGATTTCGATCTTCAGTCGGTCTGGCAAGGCACCTCGGCGATCCTCGGGTCCAACCCCACCGATCAGACCTACACCAGCTTCAATGCGTATACGCAAAGCCCCGCTGGCTCGGCCACTGCTTCGACGGACGCCAACAACAACATTAGCCTGCCCAAGTTCGCTAACGTTGAGTTTGCTCAAACCCTCCGCACCTACGACCTCCGTCGTGTTGCGCTCGAATCCCCGAACATTTCGCTCGAGGATCTGCGCTACCCCGTGCGTCGGAAAGAGCAGCTGACTCAGATCATGAACATCCTGACCGAGCAAACCGCTCTGGTCTGGACGACCCGCTACCAGGACGAATATATCCGGTTGGCGCAGAACAAGGTGACCCCGACGACCGTTTCCTCGACTTCCACTTTGGATTTCGCGACGGTTTCCGGTGACGCCTCCTCCTTCAGCCCCGTGGTTGACGCGACCAGCAAACTGACCCAGGGAATCCTGCGTCGGATCTATATGCGGTTGCTGCGTGACGGCGCCGGTGTGGCCGCTCAAGGCAAGGAAAACGGTGCGCCTGTGTTCAACTTGATCACCAGCGCTGAGACCAGCGATGACATCATCAAGCTCAACGACGCCATCCGTCAAGACTACCGCTTCTCCTCCAAGCCCAACGAGCTTCTCGCTCCGCTTGGCGTGGAACGGTCCTACGGTGGCTTCTACCACATCATTGATCCGTATCCTCCTCGCTATAACCGCATTGCCCTGACTGCCAGCGCTGTGACCTCGGCTACCTACACGGTTGCCTCCGGACACGGTGTTGAAGCCGGTGACGTGGTTGTTGTTACTGCCAACGACGGTACTACGGTTAAGTCGGCTGCCAGCACGGTTTCTTCCGTGACTGCGACGACCATCGTTTTGACCGCCGCCGTGGCTAGCGCAGCGAGCACTGATAAGATCTTTGCTTGGAAGCGCGTGTTCCCGTTTGTTCGCACCTCGGCCACCAAGGGCAACAAATACGACATCAACACGAACTACCTGTCGGCTGCTTACGAAGACTCCATCATCCT